AGGTCAACAATCTTTGAGTTTACTCTGTAGAACTCTTCACCAAGTATACCATTTTTAGTTCGTCCAGTCAAAATATTGGACAAACTTTTGATAGGTTTCTTTTGCGGGATATTTCGTGCAATATCGATTATTTCCTCGATAGTACATGGTTTTTCAAGTAAAGATGGAAATAATTTAACTAAAGTTTTTTCACCTAAACCTTCAATACCATCAATATTATCTGACTTGTCCCCTGTGAATACTTTCGTTAGAGTAACATTGTAATGTGGAATACCAACTTTATTAATTGATATTACATCTCCGTTTTTGAAATAGGATTTACTCACAGGTGAGTATATGGTTACTCTTTCGGATATAAGTTGTGTAAGGTCTTTGTCCCCCGAAAATATAATAATATTTTCATTGAGTGCAACTTGTGTGTAGTAGGCAATCAAATCATCTGCCTCATTGTTACTCATTTCAACCTGTCGCACAAAAACCTCCTCCAAATACGTCTTAACTCTTGCCTTTTGTTGCAAGTAAGATTCGTATTTGTACTCATTCATGTCTTGACGACGATTACCCTTGTATTGTGGATAAATTGATTTGCGTATTGAGGAGTTGGAATCACCGTCCCAAAATACAACCACTTTATCGTGATTGTGCTCCTCTAAAAATCGTCTTAATGTATTAATGAAGTGATACACCCCACCTATGTGGGAACCGTCACTGTAGAGTTCTTTTACCCCGTGAAATCCAATTTTGAATAGGTTGTCCCCATCCACCAACAATGTCTTAGTCACATAATCTATTTAAGAGTGAACAATCAATCTTCTTTTTCTTCTGTAAGTGTAAAATCACCTTCGGCACCAATGATGTCTTTCCAGTAATCGGCATGTTCCTTCTTATATTTTTCAATGGACGCCTTTTCTTCTGTAGAGTCTTTACCCGCCAAGAAACCGTGAGGTGTAACAATAATTTTACCATCGTCGAACCCAAGTCCGTTAATATGGTTTTTCATAACTGAAACCTTACTTCTAACAGCGAATTTAACCGAACGTTTGTCTTTAGTAGCCGTAATCTTTGTAGTACCAGCGCCTTTCTGATTTCCAAATAAAAACACAAGTGATGAGTTTAACCAAACTGATTCACCCCCTTTAGCTTTAATCTTTGGTTGTCCGAATGGATTATCAGGAAGTTCAACCCAAGGTTGGTTGATAATAATAAGTGTATTTTCGTACTCGTTATCTGATTTTCTTGAACCTGAGATTCTTTGGTTGATACCCATACCAATCTTATCTGATAGAACAGACGCATTGTGTTGTTTACCACCTTTACCTTCAAAGGTCATCTTACAAGGTACAGAACCAACTGAATCCCAAATGAAACACAAACTGTAATTCAATTCACCTTTCTCTTGTGCGTCTAATAGTTCGTTAATGTAATCTGTGATTTGTTCGATGTAACTAAAGTTATTATTGAATAGGAAAAATCCATCCCAATCCAATTCACCTGTTTCTTTATCCACAACCTCTTCGCATTGAAATCCCATGAGTTTGGCATGTATGAAACTCCACTTTTGTTCTGTAATTATGAATACAGGTAAAATTTCTTTTTTCTGTGCATCAGCTGCCGCTTTGATTGCCGCGGTTGTTTTACCAGTATCTGAGTGTCCAAGGAACATGTTGATATGTCCAACTGCAGGACCAGGAAGTCCAACTGCATCCAAAAAGTCAGGACCCAAGTCCAAAAACCTCTGTGGTTTATATTTTGCAGAAGTTGAATACTTCTTCTTTAAATTACCGAAATCGTTCTTTTTGATTGCCATATGATAGAAATAAAAGATGTTCCCGACAATTGTGTCGGGAACATCGTATTAATTAATTAATTAGAATGGTAAGTCACCATCAACATCTGCGTCTGCTTGTGGGTCAACCATCTTCTTTGAAGAAGACTTTGAACCTCCACCGTAAGACTCTTCTGATACAGTTGAATCACCGTATACGTATCCACCTTTTTCGTTATCCCATTTTGGTGTTTCACCTCTTGCGATTGCCTCAAGGTATTCTACAGGTTTCTTACTGTAAACATCATTCCAAGTCAACTCATCGTTAACCCACTCTTTAGCTTGGTTTTTATCTTCAGACACAGGAGAAGGGTCATCATACATGATTGCCGAAACAGTTGTGTATTCTTTTCCTTTTGGAGTCTTTGACTTAGCAAGTTCAATGATAAGGTCACGACCATTTTCTGCGTCAGTGATATCACCTTTGTTTCTCCAAATTGGAATAATTTTGTCGAGGATTCCCTCATTCTTGTAGTTGTGCTTAAAACGCCAAAACTTTGGTCCGTCAGCTTCGTTATCTTTATCGATAACTTTCACAATGTAAAACTTACGAGATTTGTACTGCTTAGCAAGTTCTTTATCAGAATCTTTACCTGTACTCATCAACTCTTCGTAAACTTCATTAAGTGGAGAACGTTCGTTGTCGTTCTTCCCTGGGTCGTAGAATTTCTGCCACTGACCTCCTACTTGGATTTCGTGATACCAAGCCTCTTTAAATGGTGAGGAACCATCTGTGGTAGGAAGGATTCTTACTCTTCTCTGACCTGATTTCTCTTTATCACCAAGGATTAAAGCGAAATACTTTTTCATTCTTTCGTCTTGCGACATTTTCGATTGGGCCCCGCCCCCGATTTGATTTTTTTCATACTGTGCCAATACGGCGTCTAATACATTACTCATTTTTTTAAGTTTTTAAGTGTTTATTAAATATAATTGGGATACCCCTATAAGTCAAATTAAAAAGGGACCTTTCAGTCCCTTTCTTTTATCTTTTGAATTCGTTGTCGTAACTGTCTAACTTTCCTGGTTGAAAAGAACTTTTGATGTCGTTAACATTAATATCTGTTACGTCATCAGTAGTTAAAACATAATCATTTTTTCCTGTCTTTTCCATCTCATCTTTTTTGTCTTCAAAAAAATCTGATAACTTTTGATTGAATGGATAAGAATCGTATGTTCTTAACTCAAGTTTTTCTTGAGGTGTTTTATCTCTGTATTTTTCTATTTTCATCTCAAGAGAATTCAACTTACTCATAAGTGAATCCATCTCTTTTAACTTAGACTCTAAGTTGTTAAGTTGACCAAATAGATTGTTGAAGTATTCTTCTTGTTTTGTCTCAATGTTTTTTTGTGAGTCAACAAGTTGAGTAATATCTAATTCTTCTGTTCCTTCTTCACCTCCTCCTGTTTCTTCGGACTTTCCTGTGTCGTCTATTTTTTCAACATCAGGGTCATTCTCAACATCTATTGGTGTTGGTGGAACTTCCGCATCAGGTAATTCACCTCCTGGTGGTGGAGGTACTGCCGCTCCTCCTGGTGGAGGTGGTGGTACTGCTCCAGCATCTCCCCCTGGTGGAGGTGGTGGTGGAACCTCTTGTTCAGTTATATACTTATTGATTTGTCTATAACGGTCTATTTCACTTAAAATTTTTCTATCCAAGCTCATGGTTATTAATCGTTTAGTAATTGTTTTATACCTCTCGCGGTTTCAACTCTTACTTTTCTGTTTGCTGTTTGCATATGACCTGCTCTTTCGATAAGACCATCTCTTTCTCTTACTACATAACAGTCACCTGTTTCCAAATCGCAAACTTGCTTGGTTCCATCTCCTAAATCTTCTTCAGAAAATTTAACAGATTTTCCAAGATAATTGTCTAACGTTGATTTTAAATTCATAAAAATACTTTTTATATAAATATACTAGTCTACTATAAAGTGATTATCGGACTAGTTGCTCCAGCACTCGCTGGTACGGGTGTACTTGTATTAGAGAATGTAATTGTAAGGTCGTTTGATTTATATCGAACCTCCGCTTGGAATGTTCCTCTCGCCTCAGTTTCAATTAAATTGGTATACTTTGTTCCCGCGTTATTTGTTATTCTAATTATTTGGTTGTCCAAACCAGGTAATGAGACTAAAGCGAACGCACCTTTTTCTATCAAATTAGTACAACTAAATCTCAGTGTTATATAACCACCTGCAGGTTTTTTAATATTATAGATATCATCCCCTGAATAATTTGGTAAATCACCACTACTTGTTTCACTAACGATAACTAACGAACCAGGTTGTGTCTGTTCATTACTAACTTGTTTTGGATAAACAACATTGAAATTAAACGGTAATGTTTGATTTTGTGGATTTGCCACTTTATCGGCAGGTACCGCGGTTACCTGAATTTGGCAATTTATTTCTGCGTTTGTCCTATCATTTTGAGGAATAAGTCCGTTGAATAAAACATCTGCATCTGCCTTTGTAAATTGGAATGTTTGACCATTGTTTGTTACAAATCCCGTCAATGATTGAGTACCTGTTTTCTGTTCGGTTCTTAACTCTGAGTTGTTTGGTCCTCTTGTAATTTTCTTATACGAGTAAGTTAACGTTTGAGTTGAACTTATTGTCCAAACACCCACATTAGGTGCAACAATTACTTTAAGTAAATCGGTGCCTCCGTTGGTTGCTGTTGTTAGGTCTGAAAGACTCAATGCAGGAACTGTTGGGTTAGTGTTTGATATGTTTTGATTTTCTGTTCCTGATGCACCGTTTACAAACGAACCTGGTGATGATGCTGCACCTGCTGGTACTGATGGGTCATATTTGAACGTCGCAACAGTTGTGAATGTACCATAAGAAGTTTGTACCCTTACATTTGTTGTTTTGACTACATCACCTGTTCCAAATTTAGGAACAACAATTCTAAGTGTTTGTGGATTTATAATTGTAACATATCTATCCTCAACTTGATATTCGGTGTTACCTTCTTTAAAGAATACTTTTGTTGCCGTATCAAGGTTTCTACCATTTATAACCATTTGAGTACCTGTGAATCCAACCACAGGTGCAAATGAATTAATATATGGTGGAGGACAAACTTGTCCAGGATTTGCTTTCAAAGGTGTAGGTGTAGGTGTTACTCCAGGTGTTCTTCCGTTTTGTCTATTGTTTGATGCCTCAACCGCATCTGCAGTTGATTCTGTTACAAGTTTAACATCCACCGAAGATTTGATTGCCTCTTCCATAGTTTTCCTCACTGTTTCAAATTCACCTACGTTGGAATCAAAATAAGATTCCGAGACATTATCTTTTGGCCAATGGCAAACATAATACTTGTCTAAACCTAATCTTTCAATCTGAGGAACTCTACTACTTAAACTATCACCCATGAACTTGATATAATCATCCAAAGTTGTAAACGATACAATTGGCATAGACTGTGCCTTAGTACCAACTTTAACGTTTACACAACAAAATTCTTTTTTGAAGTATTTGTTTGCTCTCGGTTGAAAATTGTTTTCTAAAGAAATTAATCCTAAGTTATTGTTGTATGAGATAAAGTTACCCGCACCTGAGTTTGAACTCTTAACAAAACTTGTTACGTAAGAAATACAGTAGATGTATGTTCTCAACAATTGATTAGATTGTCCTGGTAATATTATTTCAAGTCTTCTTGCAAATGTTTCAGGTGTAATGTTGATTGGTGTACCTCCAAGAACATTATATCCTTGGTATGCAGTCAAGTCAACTTTATTAGTACAACTGTTCTGAGCATCAAGTGTGTTATCAGCCTTCTGCACCGTTTGCGAAACCTTCTGCTCTTCTGTAATGTTAATTGAAGGTGGTTCGTCTTTTTTAATTTTCAGAATCTCCTCAAGTTTTGTTAACAAGTTTTGGTTCATACTTTGTAGGAATGAATCAATAGATGGTAAGTCATATATACCTTGTCTAATACCTGTGAAAGATGTTTGGAAATTACCTGGTTGAATCGTATGTTGGATACTTTGTATCATATACGGACCATTAAACATTGGTACGTGTCTCAAATTGAAATACATACTTGGCTGTAATAATGCATTACCCAAACAAACAACGGTACACTTATAACTTCTGTTCTTATAGAGATTATAAAGTGAAACGTTCTGTGTTGCAACATTTCTACCTGACGCTTGATTCACCATGTTCAATTGGGTGTTAATCGATTCTGAAGTCGCAACACCCGCACTTTGGTCAACTTGGAAAGAATAGAATATGTTCTGGTTTCTAATTCCAATATCTACGTTGAACCCAACACACTTGTTAGATAACGACCAGTCTTTTTTGTTGTCTTGATTTTCAATCAGAGGATTTTCAGAGGCTCTTCTCATTTCAAACCCATCATCTCTGAATCTAAAATTACCTTTAGGTAGGTCCAAGTATTGAGATGGTTTACCAACATAAAAACAAACCATCTTCGACGTGGCGTTTCTGTAGTCAACATTCAAAAATGTTCCCCACAGATTGTTTGCAAAATCCAAGGTACCCTCAGGTTTTGGAATTGTAGTTCCATCAACATCCTGAACATTATAGAAGTTCACATATGCAGGTAAATTCATTACCGTGAAATTGTTCTTAATAAGAATTCCACTCATAAGGGTAAACACACTCATGGCATTATTCAAAGAACTTTTCCCGAGCATACTCCTTAGGTCAAAAATATCTATGAGTACGGTTTGTCCAATATTTCTAGATGCTCTATCCAAGAACATTATGTCCTCGAACAAAGTTTTGGATTTATAATCACCACCAGCAATCCACTTATCATTAAGTGCTTTGAAAATTTCCCAATTCTCTATTTTACTTTGTTCTCCTGAAATCACACTATTGACCGTTCCTTGTGGTATTTGATATTGGCTAGGTAAGTTTTTATTCAAACCTCTAAGAACCTCATTTAGGAAATTTCCCTGTAATAGGTCTTCGGAATTAATTAGATATTGTATTTGATTTTTAAATTGAGAAACCGCAGCACTTGGCAGTTTTAATTTGTAGGTCGCATACATCTTGATTAGTTGACTCAAGAGAACAACGTTATCAACACTAAATTCAATATTATTATCAATGAAAAAATCAGTTATATATGAACCTGTAGAAGAGTAAGTAACATTTGGGATGGTTGAAAACCCAACTTCAGTTTCTAATGCAAACCAAGCAGCAGGATTGAGGACTTTAGATTGTGATACCGATAGAGTACCTCCTCTACTTGGTAAAGTTCCACTAACATATGGCTTGAACTTTATTGGGTCGGTTATAACAGGAGCGTCGTTATGAGATAGATATGAATCAACAATCCTTCTCTTATAGTTAGATGGATTACCATATCTAAAAAGAATATCATATTCTAAGAAACCCCTTAAAGTGTTCTGAACATTTTGGTATTGTAAATTTATTACATTTGTGAAATACTCTTGTTCATTCGTTCCTGTTGCCTTCGGAACTACAGTAAGTAAACTTTTGAAAAGTGCTTGGAAGTTTCTGAAATCAGCATTTAATGAAACTGATGATGCTCCGATTTGAGTACTAACAGGTAAATCAATATCAGTCATCGGTTTAGAAAAGTTGAGAAACTCTTGTTCAAACGCATCCAAAATTCTTTTTTCAAAAACTCCAAAGATTTCTTCTATCTTTGAATACTCATCACTCATAGAAAGTTTGAATGGTGTTTGATTACTTTTACTACTATCAATTTTATTGATATAACTTTCAGGTGAAGGTTTGATTATCGTTTGATTGTCGAAATAACCGTAGTTTGGTGCCGCCCAAAATAAACGAACAGACCCATTATACATTGATGGGTTGTTTGTTAAATTAACTTTAGTAAATGAATTCGGTGTAGTTTGGGCAAGAACACATTCCAAACCCGCTTGGTTCACATTTGAACCAAACGAAGGTACAATTGTGTAGGCGGTTGCCAAAGTATTATCATTAGGATTACACGCAACTCCGTTCTTAACAACACTTGGTATTAGCACTGACCAAGTAGACAATCTCAAATTTTTCGCACCTTGTCTTGTTAGAATGTTAGACTCAGAGAAGTTATAGATTTTCATCCCACCATTAATAGTGTTCTGTATTTCTGCGTCAGTATAATCCTTATAAACTTCGTAACCTGTTAAAAAGGCATAGAAGTCATTTATTAGTTTAGGGTAAAACCCTACTTGAATATTAACATCAGTATTAGTTTCGGTCTGTAATGTTATTGGTTTTGTTTCCGTA